TATGTTTGTTTTTTGGTTTAGACCTTGATGAAGCACCAATACTTGTTCTTTTCTTTACTTTATCAAAGATAGATTTACCAGTATCTATTTTTTTAACCATTTAATTGACTTAATGGATTTTCTAATGCAAGTTTAATTCTTTTATCAATCTTTTCTTCTAACGCTTTCATTTCGTCTTTTAATTCATTAACAGTTTCTTTTAAATCTTTAGAGTTTTCTCTACCATCTTCTTTAACTCGTTGTTCAACATCTTCAACAATAGTTTCAATACGTCTAACATCTGCTTTAAGGTCATTTTTTAATTCTTTTGCTACACCAGCAACTAATTCTACTTCTTCTAATATCATAGTCATTTCAGATTGTAGCATCCCAGTTTCTTGCTGAATAAGGTCTAATCGTTTATCAAATCCACTTAAATCTGGTGCTACATAGCTGTTTATCTTCTTTTCCATGTCTAAATACCTAGAATAAATCTCAAAACCGCCCCATAATACGCCTACAAAACTACTTAAAACAGTAATTATAAGGAATATTTTACCTCCTCTAAACTTTATACCACCTACATCTATCTCTGTTGCCATTGACTCTCTATTAGTTCATTCATTAATCCGTCACTCCCTACAAACAAGAAATAACTTGCTAAATCATTATCATTGATCATTGTATCTGGCAAAGATTTATCTGTAAAAAATCCAACCCTATCAATTAACTGTTGTTGATCTGCAAAAAAACTTTTAGTATCGCCCAGCACTTGCATAACTATTAAGGTTTTAGTTTGAGAAACATCATCATATCTTTTTTTATCATCAATCTTTTTCATAATTTTTTTAACCGCTTTTTCTTTTGATGATTCTTGCTTTTCTTGTTCAGTTTTTTCTTGTTCCTTTTCTGTATCTTCTGTTTGTTCTGGTTCTTGTTTCTCAACTTCTTTTATCTCTATGTCGTTTTCTGTTTCGTTTTCTTCTGTTGTTGACTCCTCTTGTTGCTGTTCTGGTTCTGCTATATCTTCTTCTACCTCAACCTCTGATATTGTTTCTTCTATTGTAGCTTCAATTTCTGCTTCTATTTCTATTTCTGCAATTTCAATTTCAGCAATTTCAATTTCTATTTCTTCATATGTAGGTTCTTCTATTGGTGCAAAATCTATTCCTATGTCTGTTTCAACAGTAATATTAGAATCAAAAATATCTTCAACAACATCTATAATTTCTTCTGACGCATCAGTATTTAACAATACAAACATTTCAACACTTGTTATTGTTTGCGTGACAATGGTATTGATAACGTTATACAAAACGTTAACTGTGACATCATCAAATAAGGGGCCAACAGATAAATTAATATCTCTACCTCCTATTTCTATAATTACTGTTGTTAAATTTCCAGAAAAATCAAAACTACTTTCATATGTTTGAAATCCAGAAGCAGTTCCACTTGCACTTAAAATATCTGTTCCACTAAAAACTTCTGTTGATCCATCTTTCCCTGTAATGTGCATATACACAGAATCTTGTGCATCTTGTTTATCAACTTTAATTGAATAATTAGTTTCTCCACCATATTTTATATTTAAGTCAGAAATATCTACTGTTTGAATAAAAGTTGTACCAACATTTTCAACACCCATTGTTGACGTAAAACTAGAACCACCTGTTATTTCTGCACATTTATCTGTACCTAATTGATTACAATATTCGCCAGAAGGCATACTTGCTGGTCCTTGACCACCCCAATCAATATCCATATCTCCCTCTTTAGAAGATGTGACATATCCGTTTTCTCCGTCTAATATATCGCCAGAATTTTCATTTGTAATTGTAGTTGTGGTTGTTGTTGTTTCTGTAGTTGTCGTGGTTGTTATACCACCATTCTCAAATTCTATAGTTTCCGTTATTACTTCTTCAATAATTTCTTCTACTGTTGGCGTGCATAGACCTGTGGTATCAGTAGAACAATCAACAGCTTTACTAGAAAAGGATAGGAATACCGATCCACATAGCCATAGCGTAAAAAATAAATTTGGTAAATTCATCATTAGCTTCTTTTTCCTCTATTGTTATTTCTTTTCCTTCTAGCAAATTAGCTTTGATAATACTACCATCTGGGATCATTTCTGGATTTTCTAACCAACCTTTTTTTGCATCAACACCTATAGCTGAATCATAAGGACAATATGTTCCAGCTTGATACATACTATCCCAAGTTCTGCTATCTAAACACAAAACTGACACAGCCGCAACCTTCATACCCATAGAGAATAATCTGGACGAAATTTTTAATTTTGAACATAGAGGGTCTTCCTTCATAATTCCAGAAGCTATACCTAGTATATTTGTTTGAATTGCACCACTTGTTGCAACCATACAAACATCTGAATTATTAACAACAACACTTGGGGCAGAAGCTGTCGGAACGGATTTATCTATTACGGTTGAACTAACTGTATTTGTGTCAGCACTTTTTGTTTCTGTCGCAACTGCAATTATTGTAATTGTTGCAAGTAAAATAAATAGAGTTTTCATCTAGCAGTTGTAGGAACTCCGTCACTACCAACAAAAGGATGTTCTGCAAAAGCCATGTAGACGTATGTGCCACTGCTTGCGTTATAAGCCGCACCACTTGTTCTTATTTTATAGCCATTAGATAAAATATCTAATCTAACATTACTGGTAGCTTCAGCACCATTATTATTTGCTTCTAATTCTGCCGATATAACATTAGTAGAACCTCTAGTGCTATCAACAAGATACCATGAATTAGCGGCGTCTGTTCTTTTAATCATAATCCAAGCAGGTTTAAATCCTGTGTAAACAAATGGGCCATCTGCATTGCCATTACCAGTATACGAACCAAACTTACTGTATCCTTGTTTTTCAGTTAAGCAATATGATACATATTTATTAGTATTTTGATTTATAGCACCGCCAGCCGAAACAGAAAAAACACTAGATGTTGGTAAAGTATCATTATAAGATGAAGCATCAACTTTAGCGTCAGTTTGATCCATCCTTAATATAAATTCTGCACCAACTGATTGATGATGAACAACCCAATTTTCAAAAGCATCTCTGTCTTTTGTAATAATTACTTGTGGAGTATTACCTAATCCATGACCTATTGTTGCCGCACTTCCAGTACCCGTATATGTGACGATAGAAAATCCAGCAGTTGTATTAGCCTGTACTGTAGAAGTAATTGAACCATCTGTATTACTTGATGTAGTTCCACCATTAGCTATCCACTGCCAAGCTACATGAGTATCACTAGAACCATTATAATCTCCACTTGTTCCTAGAGTAAATCCATCTGTATTAAATGTTTTAACTGATTGTGCTTCTGTACTTTCTGCATCTGCTGTATCAGGTTTTAAATTTTTTGTGACTCCTCTTGTTGAGTCAAACATACCATGATTTGTTGCGGCATTTCTTTGTTTTATCCAAATCCAATCTGGTTTAAAATCCCCAGCGTTTGCATCATTTGTTACAGATAATTCTGAACCTGTACCAGTATATAATTGTATATGAAAATATGCAGATGGGTCGTCTATTGTTGTATAAGCCATTATCCGTACTCCGCTAGGTTCTTGGTACATAGAGCATAATAACCACTAGGTACTGCATATTCAAAGTTTCCATATCCGTTAGCGTCTGAATTACCACTTGATATTGTGAAAGGTGGGTTGCCATAATTGTGTTGCATTGTTGTAGCAGGATTACCAGTTTCTCTTTGGCTTATTCTATAATCTCTATCTAATCCAGTTGTTGCCAAACCTGTTATATTAGCAGTTCCAGAAGTATCTATATCTGCATTTTTTGACATAAATAATTGTCCATTATCTAAATCTACGGCAAAACAAATAATATCATTATTACTTGCACCACTTCCTACAGTGCTATTTGATGATCCACTTGTAGGTGTTCCACCACTCCAAAAACTATGACCTGCATAGTTTGTTCCTATAATATCATTATGGTCTGAATCACTTACCCAAACGCTACCTCTTGCACCTTGGTCTGTAACTTTTACCTCCCAATACCATTTACCTTTTGTTAAACCAAAAGTTCCAAATACATGCTTATCAGATGCGGCGGCACCCGCACATTGTGTGCTTCCCTCACTTAAAGTTCCACCCATTTGATTTGCTAATGAATTTAATGTATTAAAATTATTTGTCGGTGTATCTGTTGTTTGATCTGTTGCGGCTAAATTAGTCGCTGTAAAGTTATTGCCATTACCAGATGTATCCGTTCCTAATGAACCAGAGTCTTGAAACTCTAAAAAGAAACCATTTGTTCCATATGTTCCTTCATATGCTTTAGGTATCCAAACTCCATTATCATTTGTTTCGCCAAAATCTGTTGGTGCTAATGCTGAACCATCTATAAAATTAAATTCTGAAATATATCCATCATAAAAACTTGAATAAGCCGGACTAGTATTTTCTAATGCACCTATTACAAATTTTGTTCCACTATTACCAACGCCAGTATAGTTATGATTTTGTGAAGGATAAGTTGCCGTACCAAGTGATGTTTGTTGCTCACCATTTACATATATTTTTAGTCTATTAGAATCTGTGCTTTGCGTTGTATCTACTGCTAAAACAATATGATACCAAGCACTTGTATCACGAAATAAACTATTAGTATCAAGAGTTGTTCCCCCATACCAAGTTTGAAACTTTAAAGAATTGTCAGTATGAAACAAACCACCAAACCAAAGGCTATCATTATGCCCATCTGTAAAATTAAAAATATATTGATTATTCCCACTTAAATCTCCTCTTTTTACCCAAAAACTAAAAGTAAATGTATTTGCATTTCCAGATGAAGCAGTTGTTCTTGATAATACAGCACTATCGCCATCATTAAACCTAAGTGAATTATCTATTTCATATCCAGCTACAGCAGAATTAGAACCTAATACTGGGAAAGGCATTACTTTTCTGGGAACTCGCCTAGTGGTCTTGTATAAACTGGGTTTGCTTCTGTGCCTGTGTTTGTGTATTCAAACAATGCTTTGAGTTCTTCTACGTTTGTTGCACCATCTATTTGTGTTTGCATAGAATTACATTTTGTTCTGACACTAGCACGCCAAGTTTTCCAACCACTATTCATAGTTCCACCTGTTTCTTTTGCTCTTATTACTCTCCAATCACTAGGTTGTAATATTCCAGCACATTGTTGATCTATCATTTCTTTTTTAATTGTTTTTAATCCTTTAATAACAACAACAGGGTCTAACTCTACACCATTTTCATCTTTTGCGTTAGCATCTTCAATAGCTTTTGCTGTAGCAGTTCCATAAGAACCTGTTACTTTACCGTTAGAAAAAGCATAAGTAATATTAGTATTGATATACCACGCTTCATCTTTTCTATTAGTGTTGTCTATTTCTACTGTGTAAATACCTATTACGTTTCTTTCTGCTTCAGACCACAAAGTATATATTGAAGCTGGATATTGAATACTATCAATAGTTATTCCTTTATTGCCTTTTGGCATTTGTGTGATTTTATTATCTTCTACTAATGCAAACATATTATGATAAAGTTAGGTTAAGGTTTCTACCAACTTCTAAAAATTTAGAACCATTATATCTAAACACAAATAAATCTCCTTTAGAAGCAGTTGTTGTTAATGTTGGTGCTGTATCATCTTTAAACTCATAAACAGCATTGAATGATAGTGTTCTACTACCTGTACCATCTTGAATAACTAATAAAGAAACAAATTGACCAGCAACTCCATTAGTTCCAGCACCTAGCGATCTATTACCGCCAAGAGTTACTTTAGCAACAGGACTAGCTTGTACGTCCCAAGAAACAGTTGAGCCATCAGTTAGAGTTGCTTCAGGGAAGTATGCGGCATCATTAAACTTAAATTTACCTGTACCTTTTGTTGACAATGATAAACCAACATTTGTATCTCCACCATCTACTGCTAAACCTACATCATTACCTGTAGCCGCATTTGTTAATTCTGCAAAATTTACAGCACTAGCAGTTGTTTGAAATATTAACTGTTCATTGTTGTTTTCATCAAATAAACCATGAGCATCATCTATTTTTATATTTGCTGAATTAGTATCTAAATCTCCACCAAGCTGAGGGGTAGTATCACTAACAATATCAAATGATACTGTACTATCAATAAAGTTTATTGTGTTAGCTGAAGTATCAACAGTAGCAAAACTTATATCATCAGACCCATCAAAAAATTTTATTTCTAAAGAATTTGACGCTGAGTTAGTTGTATCTAGCCACATAGTTCCTTGAACTGCTGAAGCTGGTCTTGAAGTTCCACTATGCATTGAATTTAATGCACCTAAGATATTGTTATTTTCTGTCCTGTATGCCGAAAATCCCTGATTTGCTAAAGAAACATCTGAAACTTGACTCATATATATCCTATAAACATTTATGAAGAACTTTTCAAGCCATGACCTACAGCCACAAAGTCAAAAGTTCTATTTATATTTGTGCCACTAGAATTTTTAAAATCTATGTCAAAACCTGTTATAGATTTGTTTGATATAGTAAAAAAATCTCCTGTAGCCATATTCTGTGCCGCTATCCCTATTGATGGTATTGCAAAGAAACCGCTTGTGAAAGCAACAGATTTTGTAGAAGTTCCACTTGCTACATCTTCCCCTGTTTCTTGTCTCTTTTGCATTTTGATATCAATAGAAATACCAGATACAAATGCTCTTGTTTTAAAATTTTTATTTGCTAATCGCAACCTAAATTTGAAAAATCTTCCTTTGAATGTAGTAGATGTATTCATTGGTTGAAAACTTGTTGCATTATCTAAAGAAGTTGTTGAAGTAGCAATCTGTAATTGTACTGTTGCATTTGTTGGGTCATTTCCGTCAAATGGGGCTGGGGCATCATCAAATAAAGTTGCACCTCTTCCATCATCAAATAAATCGTATGGGTCCTCAATTTGATCTATGGTTATGCTTTTTATAAATGATACATCAAAAATACCTGTTAAAGATAAAGTTTGGGCAAGTGTATAAAAACCCTCATTGTCAATATTATCATCAGCACCACCTAGATCAAAATTTCCTGATGCATCATCAAAGTTACCTGTAACATCATCAAAATTATTTAAAGTATCTAAAACAATAGAGGTTGTTCCTGAACTATCTGTCAATGCTACGTCTCCGTCAAAAGTTCCAGCAGTTATGTCCTCAGTTAAAGTTTGTATATCTTTAAAGTTGTTTGTTGCTGAGGCAATATTAGAATAGATAATTGTTTCATTATTGGACTCGTTTCCTAATTTATCTACAGCTTTAATACAAAAGGCACCATCTCTGACATTGGTTGTTATACTTGTTCCTGATGTTCTAGGAACTTGCAACCAATTTACTGATTTATTCCATTGAGCATTATTGGTTACATTTTGATAACGTATTTCATAAAAAGAAATATCAAGATCGGTATTTGCGTCCCAATTCAACTGCATTTGTGAACTTCCAAGCATATTAACAGAAAAATTTGTTACATCACTTGGTGGTTCAGTAGCACCAACTATTTTTCTATCTGCTGTTGTATATGCTGAAGCAACTCCTAAACCATTTACTGCTCTGACTCTAACATTATAAGTAGCATCATCAATAACATTTAATAGTTCATAGTTAAGTTGAATACCTCTACCAATAATTTTAAAATTGCTCTCTGTAGATTTTTTTGCTTCTACTTGATATTCTCTTACAAACTTGTCAGTAGATGCACCAACTAAAATATTTAATCTAGTTATAACTGTTCCCTCTGAATACTCTACTAATTCATCAGATAATGTAACACTTGCTGGTGCTGATATAGTTAAAGGATTTGGAAGTGTTGTATCAGGTATAGTTGCAACAGCACTTTGAGTTGCAAAAGTATAAAAGCTATCCTGATGTTCTACTAAATTAAGATTTACAGTTTGATCTTTGTTTAGTGTTACACCAATAACTCTAAATACTTTAGCTGAAAATGATGGTGTAGCATGAGTTATTGATACAATATCTCCTACAATAAGGTTCATAGCTTCCCCACTTGCTTTTAAAGAAACTCTTAATCCATTTCTTGATCTTCTTAAAATTACTTCAGCATGTTCTTGAGCCTGATGAAAACTTGTCAAACCTTGAAGTGTAAATCTACCCTCTAAAAGTTCTCCACCATCGGCTGTTTTCATTGTTGCGTGTTGGTCAGCCGAAGCTAAACCACTATCATCATTTGGTGGAAAAGATGCTGTATTATTTTTAAAACCTAAATCAATATCAGGAAAATCAATTAATACTTTATTATATTTATCTGTCTTTGACTCTGATTGTATATTTATACCACCAATAATATTACTTTCATCTAAAGTTAAAACACTTGAGCCTGTGCTTTCAATAGTAAGTTTATATTTACCACCAGCATAAGATAGTAAACCTCTACAAGATAAAACAAGTTCTCTAATATTATTTAAAACTTTGTTCCTAGTATCAATGGCTATATTCATATCTAATAGGTTTATTGTATTACCGCTAGAATTATCTTGAGGATTTGTTACTGCTGAACCTGTTGGGGTAATGTCCGTTTCAGCTACTAATGATGCTGTGTAAAAACTAGGAATATCAATATTCGCTATTGGAACTCCTTTACCAAATCTAGTATTAGTTAAATAGTCAAGCATAACAAAAGCTGGATTAGTTGAGTATTGATCAGTTGTTTCACTTGAAGAACTATCAAATGTAGATATTTTTCTTCCTTGTATCAATGCGTTTATTCTAGGCACTCTTGAAAATACATCAGGGTTAAATCTTAATTTTAACGCAAGATAACTAACCCCTCTTAATCTATGATTACTTGTCCAATCGGATAAAGTTGATAATATTGAAGAAGCTACTTGACTATCATCTCCATCAAAAAACTGCATTTGAACATGAGATTGATTTGTAGTTGTACCATCATCATTTTGAACATCTGCAAATTTTCCATAATATACTGTTTGGTCAGTAAAAGAACTTGGGGAAGTAGCACCTGAACTATCTGAAGTATTGAAATCAGTTACTTCAACATCATCAAAAAATATTTTTTTACAAGCATTTATTTTTCCCTCACACATAGCAAGAGCAATATATAAAAATTCATTAGTAGAGTCTGTTTGCACAAAAGCCATTATACCACCTACTTTTCTCATTCCATAAATCAAAGGTAAACCTGAACTACTAGATTGTTTATTTACTAATATCCCATCAGTTCTTGAAGTAGGGTCATTAAATCCATCATCAAAGTCAGGTAACTCAGGTATAGGCATTAACCAAGAAACAATGTCCTCAACAATATCAATTATACCCTCAAAGACATCTTCTATAATGTCAATAGCATCATCAATTATTGGAAGTCCTGTATCTGGTAAATCACACATTAGCCAAGTCTCCAATTTTTGCCCATCTCATCAAATCCTAATTTTTTAAGTACAGGGTCAAGTTTTAATTTTGTTGTTATAGATAAATTAATAGGGTCGTCTTTTGCAATCTTTTGAACACCACTTAACAAATTTCTAAATGTTGTAAAATTTCTATGCTCAGGCATTACATAAATAAATTGTATATTATATATAAAAGCATCACTCCACCAATACTGACTTTTGTAAAAACCTACAGCACCAATAATTTTATTTTCTTGATTTAAACTACAACAAATTATTTTACCTTTATTCAAAAGCATATCTAATAATTTAAAAACTTTGCCCTCAGATAAATCAGGTAAATCTAAATATCTTAATTCTCTTTTAAATTTTTTGCCTACTTCAAACAATTCATCTAAATCTTTTTCATCAGCTTGGTAAAATCTATAACTATCCACTATTCCCCCATTTCAAATCTATGACAATTTGGTCTCCAAACTCAAAACCTTTATCTCCACTAAAAAATCTTTGTTGTGTTTGGTTATTTGTAATTCTTCCATTAACTTGACCACTATTAGCAAAAAAACTTTCCAAATCAAATTTTAAAGTTGCTGTAGAAGTATTATCAACTATTTGAAAACTATTTACAAAACCATGATATAATAAAAATGGATTGTTAATTATACCACCAGAACTATTTAAAAATGCTCTAAATATTTTTACTTCATCATGTATAACATTGTTATTAAGGACCAAAGCAATATAAGTTTGATCTACTCCTGTTACAGTTAAATTTAATCTTGATACCTGAACTCCTTGACTCTCTGATACATTTGAAACATCTAATAAAACACCTGAAGATAAATATGTTGTAGAACTACCTGATATACTAGATGTTAATGGAAAACTATTCTCTGTAAAAGCTAAGTTAGAACTTCCTAGCGTTATATTAACAAGATGAACTGCATTTATATTTTTTGTTGCTAGTTCAGTAACAAGATCACTGTGTAATCCTCTTGACATTAGAAAGCCTCAATAACATCTATCTCATAACTAAAAAGCAATTCTCCATCTTTATCAGATACATCACTTTGAAATTCTTGCATATCACTTGTTAGTCTTACTGTTATTGGAACACTATCAAATGTTATAGCTGAACCTGATACTGCTGATTTTAGAGGTGGCTCAATAGTTAACGTACCTGAAGATATATCTGAATTATCTGCTACAACCATATAAACTTTATTATGACTTGCAAATTTTATTAAGTCTCCAGCTAACAAACTACCTGATCTTGTTCCACCTAAAGTTATAGATGTTCCACCAGCACTTGCTGTTCCTGTTGGACTACCAGCAACAGTTCCTTTAGCATTACCGATGTATGCTGGAAGTGTAATAGTAAAAGTTTCTTTTCTTGATCTTTGTGCAATTATAAAAGCCATCAATGGACTTATTTCTGCTCTTGTTTTTAATGGAAAAGATAAAGTAAAACTAAATCTTTGTCCGTCAATTTGTCTTGTAAACTGTGTTCCATCATCAGCTTGAGAGACAAGTGTTCTTTGGTTAGACTTAAAATTTATTGCCTGAAATTCTGTTAAAGGTAATGACCCACTCATACTAGTACAGGTCTCCCCTTATCTGTTACTGCTTGGTTTATAATATTCACTATTGTCCCTCTTTCATTTGTAAGTAATGATCTAAAACCTCTAGTGTCTACAGCATTAATTGTAAAGTTCACATTTACTGAACCGCCCATAGTTCCAAGTTTATTATTGGGGGTTACTTGCATATCTTTTCTTGGCATAATTAATTCAGGACCAGCTTCTCCTACTATTGCTGGTTGATTTGCTCTTGCTATACCACCTTTTTCAAAACCTTTAATTTTATTTACTAAACCCATACCAAACTTGATAGCTAATCCTGTAGCCGCAATATTGAAAGGAAAAGGTATACTAGAAAAAGTTTTTAATGCACCCTCATAAACACTTCGCAAGGCTTTTCTAATTGTAGACATCAATAACATAGCTTCTGATTTAGCTATTGCGGCTTGTATTGCTTGACCTATTAATGCTTCTACTAACATTCTCGTAATACTTTTTGCTAAGTTTTGAAAATTTAATTTTCCTGTCATTACAAAATCTGTCAAAGTTGATTGTAATTTTCTTACACTATCAACTCCAACATCTTTAAAACTTTGGAAAGCAGTTTTTCCCTCTGACGCAAATGCTTTTATTCCCTCTCTAAATCCATTTAAAGCACCTGAGTTTTGTTCTAGTTTTTCTTTAATTTCATCAAGTTCATCAATATCAAGACCAACTTGCACATCTTCAGATTGAGACTGTAAAGTTTTTAATTTTAAAAATTCAGATTGAAACTCTTGTAATGCTTTTATTTCTTCTTGAATTTTTTTCTCTTTTTTTAAAGTATTAATAATTTTTTGTAATTGTTCTTCATCTTCTTTTCTTAAAGCAATTTTTTCTTTAATTAATTTTTTGTCTCTTTCAGACATTCCAAATTGCCTATCCTCAAGTCTTGCTTGTAATATATTTCTTTCAACCAAAGCTGACTTTTTTTCACGTTCTGTCATTAATATTTCTTCATCTAATGTTTTTTGTTTCATACCTATTGAAAGACTTAGTCTCATTTGGTGCATGGCTTTACCCATTTCTTTGTTGTGTTCTTTTAATTTATGATTTCTTTCTTCTTGTAAAATTAACAGTTGAGCATTGATAACTTTCATATCTGACGCTTTGTTTCTGTCGTTCTCTGACATTAAATTTATTTTCTTACTTTCTAAGTCTGATATTGATTGATTTAATTCTTTTAGAGACATTGAGCCAACGTCAAGCTCTCCTTTAAATTCTTTGAACTTATGAATTAAAAAACCCATTGCTGAAGCAAAAACAGTTATTGAACCAAAAATAATATTTCTTCTTGTAACTAAATTGAATTTTGTCATAGCAAAAGTAAGAGCATTAATACTTGTTACCATGCCATAAAATACTGTTGCTACTTTTAGAGCAATAATTCCTTTTAAAACAAACAACAATTCATCAGCATTGTCTTTAATAAATTTAAATGCCTCTGCTGTAGATTTTACAGCAATAGCTAAACCTCTTCCTATTTTTTCTGCAAACTCATCTAAACCTTTAGTATTTTCTCCTAAGAAAGTATCTAAATCTTTAAATTGTTTTTTTAGCTCAGGAAAAAATCCAGCTTGTAAAATGACCCTTTTAAAATTAAAAAATTTGTCTCCAATCATTGAGAGAGTACCCTCAAGAGTTCCAGCTAATTCATCAGTTGCTTTTCCAAACTCTCCACCTGAACCAAAAACATTTTGAAATGCTTCTACTGTTTCCTCTATAGATACTGTGGCACCAGCTTTGAAGCCAAGCATATTTCTTACGCCTTTTTCTCTAAATAAATCAGCCGCACCGATACCAGCACTAAAAGATCGTTGAATTTGTTCAGCCGCAGTTCTAAAATCTAAACCTGTAGTTGCCGCTACATTTCCTGTAATCTCCAACATATTTTGAAGATCATCAGCATTATCAGTTACAGTTGCTAATATTCCTGAACCAGCTTGTATTTCTTCCAAAGAAAAAGGAACTTTTGATGCAAATTTATTTAAATTTTCAAATGCTTTCGCACCCTCTTCAGCATTTTTAAGTAAAAATCTAAATCTTGTTTCTAAATTTTCTAACTCTTTTCCTGTATTAACTAAGTTTCTTATAACTAAACCAGCACCAAGTCCTACAAAAGCATTTCTTACATTGAATATAGAGGATTTTAATTTATCTAGGTTTCCCTTTACAGTATTTAAGGCTCTTTTGGATTTATCCTTAGCAATAATATCAATATTTAC